GGAAACGCTCGAGCCGTTCGAGCTGCCTGCGCCACCGCCACCCCAAACCGCAACACCCATTTGGTAGACGTTCTGCGGCACGCGCTCGCTGGACGTGGTTGCGGTAATAAGTTTGTAGTTCGCCCAGCGCGGTGGCTGGATACGAGTTGCTTGGTTAGGCGGCAACCCAAAGCCATACATTCCCTTGTTCATTAGAAGTCACCTCCATAAGCAATTACTTTGACGCCGGTTTGCGTAGTAGTTGTAGTCGCCCGCAACGAATACCCTGTGGGGAGAGTCAATGGCATGATGTTCGCGTTACTGTTACTAGCCAAGTTGGCCGTAAAAGACGGCGTTGTTGTGCTAGTGGTTATGGCATAAACAGGAATCTGCTGCCAAAGGGTGTAGGTAGTGCCGTCGTAGATAAACAGGTTGATCAAACCTGCAGCCGTGGTGGCCACCCCCATGATCTCAATGTAGTCAATGCGACTGCCAGACGCGCCAGCAGTAAGCACAGTGCCCACCGTAGAAGGCGCCGTCAAAGACGTATCAGCAGTTGTTAAAAGGGCAATACCAACTTTTGGTGTTGACGCATATTGCGCAGAGGTGGACATAATTTCTCCTTAAATTAAAGCAAAGGCATCGGATGGATTGTAGGCTCCGGGGGGTTGATTTCCGCCCGTAGATTGCGTTATAAAGGCTTGTGCGCCACCAGACGCAGCCGAGACCCAAGTTGGGGCAGCACCTGCACCGCTTGAAGTCAAAACTTGGCCTGTAGTTCCGTAGTTAACTGAAGCGGTTGGGCCAATACCAAATTCCCCAGAAGTTCCAATTACAAAACGCCCCGCGCCACCATTCCAAATAGACAACGGAAGGTATGTACCAATGCCATTAATACCGGAAACCAATTGAACATCCGTAGTTCCGTTGGTGGCAATTAGGATTTTGCTCGCATTTGTGGGGTCAGCAGCATTTGATGCTTGCCAAGACGCCGCAGTTCCGGTTCCGCTTGGTAACGCATAAACACCCGTAGCAGAATTTGCCGTGCTAGTTTGAAAATTTGTTCTGCTGGAAACGGTGGCATTGGTAAAGTCACCAACAATTTTTTGAGTAGCTCCGTTAAAAGTCAAATTGCCAGTAGACAATGTATGGGCGCCGCTACTTAAAGTGGTGCCATCAAAAGACAATAAAGAACCTGTTGCAAGCGCACTTGTAGAGGATGCGTAAACAATTCCGTTGGCGGTAAAAGATGTTAATCCAGTACCGCCCGACGCAGAAGGTAAAGTGCCAGTTGTTAGCGCAGAAGTGGATGTGGCGTAAACAGCGCCACCAGATGTAAAAGACGAAAGGTTAGTTCCACCATTTGCTGTGGGCAAGACACCACTAACGTGAGTAGTCAAGCCAATCTTTCCATAGCTCGGCGCTACGCCAATACCTCCAGATATGAGGGCGTTGCCTGTGGCAACATCGGACAAGAATGTTGTAGCACCTGATCCCGATTGGTATAGCAAATCGCCGGTTGCACCCCCTGCAATGTTGGTAGCAGATGTGGCTGAAGGAGCGTTTACCCACGCAAATGCTGATCCTGTCCACCCCAAAACGTAACCAGCCGTACTAGGTGCAGCTACAAAGCTCGTTGCCCCAGCACCAGTTTGGTAATGAATTTGATTAGCAGAACCACCGGCAATGTTAGTTGCGGTTGTTGCTGTTGTGGCCGATCCCGCTGTGGTTGCTGAACCTGCGGTAGTTGCTGATCCTACCGACAAGGTGCTCTGGGCCACATACTGCGGGCCAGAAGCTCCAGCGGTCAAGACGTAATTGGTAGTGCCCAACGCCAGTTTGCTGATCGTGGTTGAGCCCGAGGCGTACAACATGTCGCCAGTGGTATACGAAGCGAACCCAGTGCCGCCATTTGCCGCGATCAGCGTCCCAGCAAAGGTAATGGTGCCCGAGGTGGTTATTGGCCCGCCAGAGGTTGTTAAACCCGTTGTACCACCAGATACTGCCACACTTGATACGGTGGCCGTGGCACTAGCCGAAGATGCCAACAAAGTTGTTACGCCAGAACTATTCTTGGCGTATAGTTTCATGTCGGCAATGTTTAACCCCAACTCGCCATTAACCAAAAGGGAATTGGACGGCGCTGCTCCGGGCGTAATGCTGTAATACAGCGATATGGGGGTGTAGTTTGTTGCTGCCATGTTTTACCTCAACGACCCGGATCAGGGATGTAGCCGTCCACATAACCGCCATAGGGGTATGACGGTGTTGTTAGATCATTCAAAGGCTGATCTGGACGGGGGTATTGTAGGGTAATCTTCTCGGTTTTGCGAGCGGGAAGACGGTATGGGTCTTTCTCATCCGCGCATCCTTCTTGGCACACTTTGAGCCCCGGAAAGTTGGGGTCAGGCATGGCTTGAACGATGGGGCGCTTCATCTTGCAGCGGTCGCAAATGAAGATTGCAATCGACGCATTCCCGGTAGTGTCTAAAAATCTAGGCATACATCACCGTGTATATACGGAAATATTTGGCGAAAAGAAAATGGGCGACTTGTCGCGCTCCTCTTGTTCGGCCATGATGAAGTATTTCTCGGCTTGGCCTTCCAGATACTGGATGCGCGTTAAGTCCACGGCAGGCAACTCCAAGCTCATCTGGTGAGCCAGCATGCTCTGGATGGCCAGCAGCCAACGATCAGGGATGGCCAATTGCCCGCTCAGGGCGCCCACGTCCTGAATTTGGCTGGAGTACCACACTGTCATCTGGTAGAAGGCGCTCTGGGGCGTAGGCCACAGTGTGATGGTGGCCTGAGGGATGGTGCGGTTGAGCCAGAACTGGAATGGCTGGTTGGCCGTGAAGTTCTTGTTTGGCAAGTTGGTGTAGTCATCGCGATTTAATCGCGCCATGGTGATCTCGGTCGAGTTCACGCCTAGGTACCACTCGCGGATGGCCAGCGTGGTGCCGCCAAAGGCTTGGATGCGGTAATACTGCACGTTGGCGCCCGGATCAATGTCCTGCCATATCCATTGGCCGTCGGTCACTGTGATGCCCGTAGCGGTGTACAGGGTCGTCCAGTTCGTTCCATCGGACGATGACTGGTAGCGGTAGCTCCATGTGGCCGAGCCGCCGCCTGCGATGTAGGGCATCAGGCCAATCGAGCCGATGTACTGGGTTTGCGTGGAGCCGTAATCGACCACGATGTTGCCATTGGCCGTGGATTGCTGGCAGTAGGTGCTGGTATTGTCGTCAGCCACATTGGCCGATGTACCTCCTGCCGAGGATGTATAGGTGCCCGTAGGCTGCGTCATCCAGCGATAAAGGGCGTTGAGCACGTCATTGCCACCCACGGGCAGCAGGTACTCGTATTGGTTCGGCTGGAGGCCGTATACGGTCTTCTTGACGGCAAAATACTGGATACCTTGGTTGATCAGGTTGCTCAGGATGAAGAAAAGCGACTGCTTGGCGCTTTGCACCTGCTCAACCGTCAATTCCTCGGCCAGTTTCCCAGCACGTCGAGCCCCATTGTCAATGAGGTTCTGTACTGTGACTACGGTGGTGCCGACGGTGCCTGAGTAAGCCATAGTTGATTACCAAGAAGAATGGGTTTTTTTCTTTGCTGCGCCGCCTTTTTTGTAGGGCTTCGGGTCGCGGAATTCTGGCGGTTTTTCAAAACGCGACATATCTTTGCTGGCTAAATGGTAGGCCATGCCTTGGGCTTCAGTATGCGCCATGCCATTGGACATCTCGTCATAGCTTTTTTGGGTTTTCCAGTCATCGCCATGTTTTGTCTGAACATTCAGATTGCCATTGTTGTACTCAATGCGTACTCCGGGGCTGATGTTTTTGTGACGTATCATATTTACCACCCAGCGTTCTTTTTGCCTTTGGAAGCAGTTGAAATGCGTCCAGAGCCAAGGTTGATCTTCCCGCCCTTGTTAGTGTAGTTCTTCGCCGCACCGCCATCCTTCATGCCCATCATGGCATTACGGGTACCACGCAAAGAACCTAGCTTTGGATTTGGGTTCATGCGTTGTGCAATCCGGTCAATAACGGCTTGATCAGCCGCTGCCGCATCTGCACGCTGTTGGTCAGGGCGACGAGGACGGCTCAACATCTGTGAAGCAGTCACTGGCCGCGCTACTGAGGCATTGGCGTTTTGACCGGGGCGTGTCGGCATGGCGCGTGGGCCAACAGGCGACAAATCTGCACGCATATTTGCTGCTTCCATTGGATCATTGGGTTCATCCTCATACGGACTAGCATCTGACTTGGAATTGCGAATGTCATCGCCATAATTTGGGCCAGTTGAAATTTGCAAATTGCGCACTGCATCAGCCTCATCCATGGCTTTTTTTGCCAATGCTCGTGATGCTGCGCCACGATCAACTGAACTTGCGGCATCTGGGTCGCTGGCTTGAGTGTAGGAATCTGCGTTTCCGGTGTAATTAGACCTGCCCATGATTTTTCCTTTACCAGCCGGGGCAATCCCAGCGTTTTAATGAAGCCTTAGCGCGAGGTGCATCCCCTTTGGAGTGCTCCACCACACCACTCATGCGAGCGCAGAATGAGTCCTTGCGGGCACCGCCTTGCGGTTGTGGCGCCTTCAGGTGCGATCCTGTTTCGCGATTGTACTTGGCACGACCCTTTTCGGTAAGTCCTGCGCCAGCCTTTGTGGACAACTTTTCGCCTCGGCCCACTGCCAGCGACACGCCACCTTCCTTCATCTTGGCAGTCTTTGCTGACTGCTTGAAGGCCTCAGCGGTCGGGGCGCCCTTGGAGCCGGGTTTGCGCATCTTCTCCTTGGAGCCGTGCGCAATCCGCTCTTGCTTGGCGTGAATGTTGGCATAGAGCCCACCATTCTTCATGGAGTCGGCCTTGACAAACTCTTTGCCGACGCTCTGCGGCACGCCACCAAAGCCACCCTTGGTGTGGGCGGCTGCTTCCATCAGACGATGTTGGGCTGGTGATTTGCTGGGCATATTAGGCCTGCGCTTCTTTCCAAGACAGACGGGCAAATACGTCGATTGCGGTGGCCGTTAACGGCGTCACGCAAACGTACAAGATGTCTGGGCCATCTGGGTAGAAATTGGCTTGGCTTGTGGGGATAGAGATGCTTGTCCCGCCACCCAAGATTGAATTGCCCAAGTCACGCACCTGAGTCAAATCCAAAGTGGTCTGGCCGTTGGTGTTGGTGAACGCCGCAGCAACCGACTCACCGCCAGTGATGGAGATGGAGTTGGTAATGTTGGTAGCCACTTGCGCCAAAGACGATGTAACAGCACCTGCACCGCTTGTCACAGGAGACTGGAACGAGGAGCTAAATGCACCGCTGGAGTAGCCATTGAGCACCAAGTTCACCAGCAGCGGGCCAGTTGCATAGATACCAAGTTCAACGAACTGCAATTGCATGCGGTTGATTGTTTCCTTGAGACCCATCAGTCCAGTCGTGCCGTTGTCCACCGAAGGAGCAATGCGAATAGCCAAAACAGGCGTCAACTGCGTGGTGCTGGTAGTTGTCGTCAGCTTGGCAGGGCTTCCGTAGTTGAAGATCAACGATTTGTCATCATCAAAACGACCATCCATGATCGCCGACGAGCCCCAATGGGACAACGAAGGCGCAGAGTCAGGAGCCGAATATTCCACAGCAATTGGTGCTGTAGCGGAATATGTGAACGTGGTTGCAGCAGAGCCACCAGTTGCGCCACGAGTCAACCCTGTCAATGTGGTTGATGTTTTACCTGTGTAGGTGATGTACTCAATTGCGCCAGTAGCAGATGCCGCCGTCACCTTGGCTGTGCCTGATGGCGCAAATAAGCTGGTGTCACCAACGCTCATAGAGGCCGTTGTGCCAGAAGCCAAGTCAGCAGTCAGGTAAGTAACTGGGTTTTGCTGATTCGACTCATAGTGAGCAGCCATGTTGCCCGAACGCATGTAGGCCTCGGTCTGGATGTTGTTGTTCTGCTGCGCATAAACGTAAATGATTGCGCCGCCCGTAGTACGGAAGCCCCAGCGGATCACGCCAGCGCCGTACCACGAGTAGTCGATATAGAACATCTGCATCTTGGTCAGATCAAGGTTGTATCCCGACGGGCCAGTACCGTTGCATGGGTCAAACCATTGCGACTGAGGCACGCGCACGTCAATCGTCTTGGACACGATGTAGCCCGCATTGGGCGTGTTGGTCGTGTTCAGCGTGGCACCACGGTACTCTGGGGAGATGTACATGGACGTGTTGCTGGCGATGTTGACCACCTTGTAGGACTGACCACGAATTACGATGTAGTCACCCGGAGTGAGTTGGGTTGCAAACTGGGTGCCTGTGCCGGTGACCAAGCCAGAGCCATTGGTGACGGCCACGGTGCCGTTCAACTGGGTCGTGCTGCTGCGCCACACGGCATACAGGGTTTGGCCATCAAACTCAAAGAACATGCCGTTCTGCTGGTCGAAGAAGCCAATCCGGTTGGTCGAGCCGTACCAACTGAGCGGCGACACCTTGATCTGAATGCCGGTTGCCGTTGTGGAGGATGGCGCCGTGGTGGCGGTGTAGGTCAGCGTGGTGGGCGTAGGAACTGTGGCGATTGTGTAATTGCCGTTGTAGCCTGTTTCATTCACGCCAGCTACTTGAATCACAGTACCAACTGCCAGATTGTGGGCGTAACGAGTGGTGACCGTGATGGTAGCGCCGACTGAAGTGCTGCTGGCTGCCAGTGAGGTTGTGAAGATGGCTGGCTTCAGGCAAGTGCCGGTCGAGAACTGGATGCCCTTGCCCGACTGGTAGCGGAAGTAGCGGCGAGTCTGACGGATCAGTTGCTGGTTGGGCACCACGGCACCTGCTGAGAAGGCCACGCCGCCGTCAAACGGACGAGATTCAACGTAGCCAGAGGGCCGGGCGTACAAGTTGACGTTGCCAGCCGAGTTGGTGGGCGTGCCAGAGGCTCCAGAGGTGGTATAGGTAAAGGTATTGGACGTTGGCACCGTGGTGACCGTAAAAGCGCCCATCACGTTGACAGGAGAGCCTCCAAGGCCTACCACATAGATGTAGCTGCCTGCGCTCAATCCATGCGGCGTAGCGGTCGTTACGGTGATCGTAGTGGCGCTGGTGACCGTGAAGGCGTTGGAGCCAAGGTTGATACCGCAATTGGAGTAGAAATAGCCAGAATACACATAGGTGTAGCCCGGATTAAATTGATTGCCGCTTGCAACCACGTTGGTGGTGGTCACAGTTACGCTGACGTTGGTGCTTACCGCAGTGGCATACCACCAGCCATTGGCATTGGGGTCTGTGGCATTTTGGATGTACATGGGCGTACCAACAGAAATACCTGCGGTGCTGGCCATGAAAATTACAACAGACGTAGTTCCAGCACCTTGGATTCCTTTGGTGTTGGTCGAGTTGTCAATTGTGATTGGGGATTGGGGGATGTAATACACACTCTGGCGATTTTGCTGGAGCGCAATACTTTCCCACTTGGTCGGCTGGGTGCCGTACTCAAAGTCGGTGTCGATCAAGGCTTGCGGTGTCGAGACGCGCAGCTTATCAACGGGGTCATAAGCTCCTGAACGCTGTGAGGTCTGCGTGCGCAGTTGACTCTCCGTATTGGAGGACGAATTGGTATATACGACTTGAATGCCCATGATTTTTTCCTTAAAAAGCGGGGGCCGAAGCCCCCACTATTTTACTTTGCGCGACCGCCGTTTTTGCGGGTCATTAGAGGATTTGTGAACCCTCGTCCTGCTTCAGCACCTGTGTCTGGCAATTTGCCCATCATACGCTTTGCAGCGTTGACGATTTTGGAAGGAACGCTGCGAATGGCACGAGCCATATCCATGTCGTCTTCATCTGGGCCAATTGACCGATCATAGGCACCACGACTCAAGTCTTCCATCTTGCCGCCATCGGCTTTGTGGGCGACCTTGCCACCTTTTTTGAAGCGTCCAAGTTGGCCTTTTGCGGTGTCATTAGCATCTGCCATATCATCGGTATGGTAATCCGAATCAGACATGTGCTTGCCTTCTGGGCTGAAAAATTTCACGCGATGCTCACCCCAGTCCTTGTCTTTGTAGACTTTGGCTGTGTGACCTTTGGGGCCAGCATGAGTCTTCAAGAGGCGAAGGTTTGGCTTCTCCTCTTTTCCAACTGCACCGCCCTTGGCAAAGGTGCCAGATTGCATGGTGTTGCGGATCGGTTGCGAAACAGGTCGTTGTGGCATTGCTACGGCACGGCCAGTGTCAACTGCGCCCCCCGTAGCATAGTGCTTTTTTGCAGCACCGCCTTTTTTGTAGCCGCCACCGTTGCCGTTCTTCACATCACCAGTTTTGGTGTTGCTCTTGCCCGGAGGTGTGGTGTCCACATTGTTGACGGCAAACTTCATTTCGTTGCCCTCAATAGCACCGCCAGTGGCTTTGTGCATCATGGCCTTGCCACCACGCTTGTAGCCGCCGCCATTGCCCATCTTGACGCCGCCAGTGCCCTTGGCACCATCGTTCTTGTCGCCATCGACAACTTTGGTGTTCAAGAACTTGCCAGCGTTGCCTTCAATGGTGCCGCCAGCAGCATAGCCACCGCCATTACCATTTTTGACTTTGCCGGTGCCTTTGGCGCTGTCTGTCTTGTCGCCGTCCATTACCTTGGTATTCAGGAACTTGCCTGCATTACCTTGAATGGTGCCGCCAGAAGCGAACTTCTTGCCAGCCAGCGCCTTCTTGATCATGGCGCGGTCTTGAGCAGCGTCATCGTGCTTGGCCATGCCACCCTTCTTCATGAAGTTGGGGTTCATTGCCTTGCGGCGGTCGGCCATGGAAGGCTTTTTAGGAGCGCTTCCAGACTCAGCAGCCTCATCGTCAGCGCAGTGTTCGCGCATATTGGTATGCCCGTTTTCACTTTTGCTGTTCATGGCCACATGACCACCTTTTTTGAGCTTCAGAATAACTGAAGGCTCAGTGGTCTCCATCTTAACCATTGGTTTGAATTGACCCATGATGTCCTCCTATTAGGAAACAAGGTTTTGATTGAGACCAAAAGCACCCACACGGGTTGCATTGGGGCCAACAGCGATACCGGGCAACATCAAACCGACGATCAGGCGTTTGACGCCATCAGGTGCGCTAGATGGGCTGAATGTACCGCGAACGTCACCAGTGATGGTCGATGGCGTGGTCTGAACAGCAGCAGCAAAAGTGCCGCCGTCAATTGCAAAGCTGTTATTCCAGCCTACATGGCAGATATAACCGCCATCAGTCACGCGCACTGGCAAGCCAAGCAACTGGGTCGTACCAACCACGATGGTGGAAGTAGTAGCAGCCGAGCCGGTAATGCCGCTGATCTGGTAAAAAGCCTTCTTGCCGGGGGTCGTGGTGGAGGCCACAGTACCAGAGGCAATCTGCTCACTCATGGGCTGACCATAATAGTCATAGCCAGTGATGACGATGTTGGAACTGGTAGTAGTACCAGAACCCGTAGTCACGCTCAGAGCACGAGGGCAGTCCAGTTGCAAAACAGTAGTACCGTCAGCACGAACAATCGACTTGACGCCGGTACCAGCAGTCAGGGTCAAACTGCCAGCGCCAGTAGGCGTTTGCGAGGCTGCTAGGTTATTGGTGACAGCGGCCAAAGGCACAACGTCCCAAACGTAGATACGACCCAATGGGCCAATACCCAAAGACATGGGCGACGGATCACCAGCAAAGGCGTTGCCAGAGCCCACAATCGTGGCGCTAGCAGCCGTTTGCGAGGTGCTGACGGTGTAGGTACCAGTTCCGCCTGTACCAGTGCCAAAGGCCGTGATATAGGTGTTTGCGGTAGCCACGTTTGCGCCAGACACATACATGCCCAAAACAATGGGGTCGCCTGACAGCATGGCTGTAACGGTCAGCGTGGTGGTTGCGATAGAACCAGTAAAAGTAGTCGAGGACGGGTAAATACCTGTGCCTTGGTAGCCCGGTACTGGGCCTAGAAATAGATCGTCTGAAAATTGAGGCATGGTCTGCTCCTTGAAAAGTTTGACCGATGTTAAAAATGATAGAAGGGGATTGCGGCTCCCCTTCCAAGGCCGTCAGGTATTAAATACCTGCTGTACCGTACATTGCACGGGGGTCAGTCCAACCCACTGTGTAACGCTCAGTTGCTTTGTAGCGCATCGAGTCGGTCTCAAAATCGCCTTCCATGGTCTTCTCCAGACGACGGCGCATCAAGAGCTTCATGCCCTCGGGAGCGTCGGTCTGAACCCACCATGCGGTAGACGAAGTCAGACGGGACAGAACAGCGGCACCTTCGTCCAGCAAGCCGATAGACTTGACGGGGTTGATGTCGTTGTTTGCCGAGCCGGTACGCAAAACCGATTTCAACAACACTTCGGCTTGGAAGATGTTGCCCGGAGCCACCACCAATTGGCGTGGCACCAAACGAATCTTCTTGCCGTTGTTGTCAACAGCTTGGCGAATCTGGATCAGCATCTGCTCAAGCGATGTTTGCGACAGAACAGCAGCAGTAGACAACTGGTTGCTGAAAGTGCCGTTCACAATCGGGTGAGCGGTGTTGATCAAGGAAACGCCGTCGCCGCCAACATACGAAGAGTTGAAAGCAGTGTTCAGCACGTTAGCCGACAACAGTTCTTTGGTTTCCACCAAGGACTGTGCCAGATGCTTTGCATACACTTGGCCGATACGGATGTGGTCACCGTCCTCTACCAACACTTTGGTCAGGGCAAAGGCGAGGCCATATACCTTGTACACATAGCGTTGCAGGAACAGAACACCACCTTGTTGGTACGTCACCGGGGTGCCGTCAGGCAACTGAGGTGCCGCGCCGAAACCGTACAGGACGGGCTCTTCGTGGTAGTTACGGGGAATGCCGTCTTCTTCACGGAACACACGGCTCCATTCATCGGCACGTTGGTCATAGACTCCATCGAAGCACTCGTTGAGGATAGGCTCAACGATACTACGGAAGTCCGTACTGCGCATTGGTGCTGCCATTTTCAGTTACTCCTTGATTAGATAGAAACGACGCTACCGAAGAATTGCGACTGTGCGTTCACAACTCGAACAATAGTGTAGGCGTCCCCGAAGGCGTTATCTACATAAGGAGCAATGTCAACAACGCGCATTTGGCCTTGGCCAGAAGATGCGGTTGCTTGAGTTGCAGAACCCAAGGTAGCTTGCGACAAGCCAGTGGTAGAAGAGCCCGACGTCACGTTAGTGAAGTTGTACTCGTAACCAATGGTGGTTTGCGCCATAGAACCGTCAGCTTGGATTTCATAAACGATGTTTTGATCGTTGTAGAAGTAAGCAACGCACGAACCGGCGATGTAAGCAGTGCTTGCAGGCCAGTAGTTCGACACACGACGGCGACCAGTTGTATCAGTCCACTCGACACCAGCGAATGCACCAGACCATGCAACAGCCGAACCCGCAGCGGGGTTAGTTGTCAATGGGATGATGACGCCAGCGCCTGCGCTGTATGCAACAGGTTGACCTTTCAGAATCTGGGTCGAATATCCAGATGTAATGCCGCCAGCAAGCGCCTGTGCGCGATCCAGACCGGAAGGGTGGAACGCAGGACGCAAGCCAAACGGAGCAGAGGTAGCACTCATAAAGACTCCTTAGGGGTTATCCCGAAAATACGGGAAGTTTGCTTGGTTGCTGATCAAAATTACCAAGACCTTCGCCCTCAACATTTACAAGCGACTTGCCGCTGCTGTCACGCTGTCCCTGTAGCGATTCCAACTGGACACGGATTTTTTCCGCTTCCTCACGAGGCTTCTCGTGGTGTTGGTAAAGCATGATGTCTTGGAAGATATCCATGGGGAGTTTGAACAGCAACATCTCGTTGCAGGAAATATACCCAACATGCTCACCGGCCTTCACTCGATAATTGTCATAACCGGGCAACTCTTCCGACTTAACGGGAACGTAGCCTTGGCGAATCTTCTTATCTATGGAGTCGTAGCTATTGGTTGTTGAAAGCCAGCAAAGGTGCCACCCGTCAATTTCGGGCAGTTTTGGCAAGGCTGATTGCGTCCACTCCTCACTCCACATCTTGCGATGTTCCTGTGTTGAAGCGAACTTTTTCTCAGGTGCGGCGCGTCCAGCGTCCTCGCTTGCGCGATCATTGCGGCCACCAGCATTGAGAGATTTTTTGTAACGTGATTCCATTTTTAGCTCCTACGATTGTTGCGGTCAAAGGCAATAAAGTTCTCGATCATGCGCTTCTTACGCTCGGGGTTATCCCAAGCGCCAACTTCCTTCATCGCCTTAACCCGTTCGGGCGAAAGCGTGAACTGGCGGTTGGAACCACCATAAGAGGCAGAAGACTCGCGGCCAGAACTTCCCACAACATTCCTAGGTTTTCTAACAGTGGAATTACCGTCAGATGCGCCATTATAGCGATGTGGTAGGTATTTTTGCAAGCGGTTGTCCAATTCGTCCCAATAGTCGGGATCGGTGGGCGCCCAGCCCTCTTTGGACAGTTCTACGTCGATTTCCTTGGCAATTCGGCTGTCTGTGTCCGAGCCGTCCACCTTGTACCAGTTGTTCCGCTCCAGCCACTGGGCCGCATTACGCTGCACACGGGGGTCAGGGGCGTTTACAGGCGCTTCTGGGGCTGGTTGGCGCTCAATTTGACGCTTCTGGCCCTCTAATTGCTCCAAATCCTTGCGGGCTTCGTACATTAGCTCTTGGGCCTGCACCATTGCGGAGCCGTCGTTGGAGTTTGCGGCCTCGGCCAGCTTCATTTTGGCGTATTCCACCCGAACTTGTTGGTCTTGGATGGCTTTATCCATGCGGGAAACGAAGCTGTTGTGGCTTTCACGCTCCACGCGCTGCAAACGGGCGTCGGCTTGGGCCAATTGGCGAGCCATTTCGTCGTTTTGGCGCTTCAGGGCGTTCAATTGCACGTCTTTTTCCTCACGCGACCGCTTGGCGAGGTCACGTTTGGCCTTGCGACGGGCACGTTTGGCCGCTAAAACGGCTTCAGAGTCGTTGGGAAGGTCTGGTTCGTCGTCCTGAACCTCGCCGCCCTCGGCTTTTTCCTTTGGTTCGTGGTCATCCTCGACCGCGAAGTTATCCGGTAGATCAACAACGGCAGAACCGTCGGCGTCTTCCTGAACATCCAGTTGCATTTTGTCTTTGTCGGTAGCCATGGTGTCTCCTTAGACGTAGGTTTTGAACGACAGGGGGTCGTCCGTGATTTTTGCGATCACTTCGTGGTCGTTGATGGTCATGAACAGGACTGGGTCTTCCTGATCTTCTTCGCCGGGCACATGACGTTCCCAACGATCACCGCCCCAACGTGGGACGCGCACGAAATCACCCACTTCGGCCCAAGTTCCCTCTGGCCAAGTTTCCATGGTTTCGCGATTGCGGTATGCGAGAGGGCCAATTGCCACGACCTTGCCGATCATGTTGTTCCACTTCTCGTTTTCTTTGGTCTCGTCAACGATGATGATGCGGCCTGCTCGCTTTTTAATGCGGCGCAGTTGCACAATCACGCGACCTCCCAACGGGGCTTGGCCGGGATTGGTATCCGGGAACGCCCATGCTAACTCTGCGGGATCAGGCACTCCCGCAACTCCCTCAATGGTAGGGATTTTCTCTTTCTCACTCATACTAACTCCTAAAATACATCTTTGCAGATGCGTCATCTAAGCTCTTTATCAGAGCGGCCTCAGTCCTTTAGGGGGACTTACTGTGCCGCGATTTAATCGCGGGCTATTCTCTACCTTCTTCTTCTTCCAGCATCCGGTCGATGGCATCAAGGACGTATTGCATCCCTTGGTGCTCACCTACCATCCGCTGGTACGACTCCCAATTAGTAGCATTTCCTGAGGCGAGGGAATGGCTAATTTCGGCTTGTCGTAGTTTGATCACATGGATCAGAGGGTTAATCATTTTTTCTTGGTCAGGGCGCTCAGGCCACCTTTAGAGCTTGTGCTCTTGGGTGCGTTGCCGCCAGAGCCTTTGAGGCTGGTGCCGTCAAGTTTTTCACCTTGGGCCATGCGTTTGTGCTGGGGCACATTGATGCTACGTTGTTCGGTATCAGATGCCATTTGGCGCTCCTTGAGGTTGTGGCATTTCTGCCGGTGGCATTGCTGCCGGTTGTGGCGTTGCCGCCAATTCGTTTTGCTGTTGGATTGTAGAGTGAGTCAGCTTGGCGTTCTCAATCGCAATCTTGGTTTGGTTGTCAGAAGCATGCTGCTGCATTTCCGCATCAAGTTTGGCCTTGGCCAGTTGAACGTCAGCTTGATCCTTCTGGGTCTTGCGCTGGGTCTCAGCCATGCTGGTATCGTGAACAACTTGGGCGTCAGGTGGCAGGTTCTGCTTCTGCGATTGCTGGCGCTGCTGGGCCATCTGAATAAGCTGCTGGAAGGCTGGTGCAAAGGCGCCGAAGACTTCCTTGGTGTCTTGCTGAACATGCGCTCCAACGACCGCATATAGTTTGTCAACGCTTGACGTGAGTTTGGGATCATCGTAGTTGTCCAAAGGTTTGCCACCACGGCTTTCGGCCACATAGGCATTGCTGCGGTTGAGGTACCACAGGGTCATGTGCTGTTTCAGGTGCTCGATTGTTTGGTTCAGGTAATTGGGGTCGGCAAACGGCGATTGGCCCAAGAATGGGTTCATGGCAAATTGCAGGTGATCCTGAATGTGGGCGATGTGATCCTGCGTCATGTAGGCGTAGGAAGCATGACCCATGAGCATCGCCGCATTCTCGTCCGCAGAGGTGCGCTGCTCGGGGGCTGGCGTGTCCTTGAGGATGATGTTGATGTCGGGAATCTTCATTTGCTTGAGGGATCGCTCCAACACAGCATTGATGTTGAACTGGTCAGGGTGCTTCTCGGCCAGCGCCAGCACTGCCTGCATCTGGGCCATCCGCTGGGTCTCGGAGAAGATGTGCGGGTCACTGACGGGGATCACGTCCGTGTTCTTGGCAAAGTCCTCGCGTCGGATTTCCAGATCGGTGACGATGTCGGCCTTGCGCATTTCGTCAAAGTGCCAGCGGTTCAAGCGTCCCAGAATCTTCAGGACACGGCCTTGCGACTCATGGAGGCGGGCGTGGATGGCCGAGAACACGGCGGCGCCCTGCTCGATCAGTGCCTGCGTGGTGCCCACAGGGGCTTGGGCGGTCACGTCAGCGATCTTTTCCTCGCTGGTGGTCACTACTCCCTTGGCGGCGGTGTCAAGCCAGCCCAGAAGCTGGAATAGCACCTCTGACGGTGGATTGAAGGGCATGGGCATGGCGATCTGGCGAATGTCCTGCACGCCGGGGGCGCCCTCGATCTCGATTACCTGCGTCACGTCGGGCTGGGCAGACTGGCCGCTGATCTTGGCGCCTTTCAATTTCAGCATGGTGGCCGAGTTGTTGATGTGCGCGGTGTCCAGCAAGGCCCGTAAAGCGCCCGTCAGGGCAGCAGAGAGGCCTCCGATGAGGTGAGGTAGCCCGATGGCATACGCACCCCGCCACGGGATGAATTTGAACTCGACGATCCAGTCCAGCTTGGTCATGGTCTCGTCTTGCTCTTCCCAGTTGCGGTACAGGCCCACGATCTTCTGGCTGATCTTGTCGATCATCAGGATGTAGGGGGCCATCTCGCCCTTGGAGTAGCTGTCGTCGTCCAGTTCCAAGTAGGTGTAGATGTGGTAGACCTCGCGCAGGCCATCCTCGTTCTCTTCAAACTTGCGGCCTTCAATCTTGTTGTTGGCCTTCTCGGGACGGGTCTGCTCTGGCTCAACCGTGGAGCGGGGCAAGTTCACATCGATGTACATGCCCGAGGCGATACGGCGGTTGAACTCCCAGTGGGTGATCTCGTGGATTTCTGCCGCACGCTCGGCGGTGTAGAAGTTGGAGGCCGCAAAGGGCAGGATCATCCGGTCGATTGGCAGGAACTCCACGCATGGGCGCTTCTTCTGCTCGTCGTACCAGAGCTTGAAGTATTGGGAGCCGCCCAGAGGCAATTGGGTTAGCAGTTGCTCTTGCTCGTCGCGGAACTCTTCGATCTGCTCAGTGATCTGCCAGTTCATGAAGTCGCGCTTGCGCTCGGCACGCTCTTGCTTGTCCTCGTCCTGCTTGCCCAGAATCTTGGTGCGGACGGGGCCGTCTGGCGGGAACATCTCTTTGATGGCACGGGCAGCGAAGTCAACACAGCCCTCGGCCATGGCGGGGTGAACCACTTTGGATGCGCCCATGAACGTAGCGCCGCCGGGTGCGTCATTGCCCATGCCAGTGCGACGGATGCCCTCTTCGTACTGCTTGTCGCGCAGTTCGCGGGCGTTCTTGTCGTTCTCTAGCAGGTCAAGGTAGCGTGATGCCAGACCACCCAGATCAAACTCGTCCAAGTCTTCTGCCATGTTGGCGTAGAAGTCAGGGTTGACCTCGGGGCCGTCATCGGGGATGCGGACAATGGCCGAGCCATCAGGCAGTTCTTCGGTCTCAAGACTCATCTCAGGCATTAACACGTCTGCGCTGCCGTCGTCGTTCTCTTGAATGTCTGGCATGTTTTCGTCTAGCTCGTCCATCATTTGGCCTTTTTGAAGTGTTTCACGCTCATCAGTTCGTACTGCATGCGGTCAAGACTGGGTGAAACTGTAACTTTTTCTTTAGTGTAACCCACGGGCTTGATGCTGCCGCCTTGGGCTTTGGTGATGTCTGGGTTGTTGAGGTCGTAGGTGCCACGGTTACCGATGGCGGATTTAATTTGATTGGGATCAAATACGCCAAGATTTTTGATTCCATTTTCTTTAACGTACACGCTGTCATGCCCAAGGTCTTTGATTGCCTTGAGTGTGGTGCGGTCTTCAATTCGACCCCACTTACCTTTTTTGATTTCGTCCATACCAAGTTTTCCGATGCTGGCTTTGACTGCCAAAGCATCGCGGTGTTTTTTGTTTGCGTAATCAAAAGGGTTTTTAACGCTGACATGCAAGGGCATGATTAAGGGGTCGGGCGGCATCCCCCCGTCTTGGCTCAAAAATTTGTTTGCCCAATTTGCGGATGGAGTTACAAAATGCACTCCGCGTGGGTTGTCCGCAAACTCGCTAAAGTCATGGGAGGTGGCGTGGTACATCCGATCCTTAACCGCGCTGTCCTTCAAGAACTGCGCAAGGTTGGCATCACGCTCAGATGCTTTTATGCTGCCGCCGTCGGCCTTCTTCTGAACATTGTTCACCCACGTTGGGAAGTTGTGCTTTTTACTAAGGTCAGTCAACTCTTGGTTGGTGATGTATCGCGGAGGCTTCTCACCATTGGCTTGAATGGCTTGAGCTAGATCGCTTTTTGGATCAAGGTGGATCAGGTCTGTATTGTGCAGATCACCCACATCAGCCCAACTGTGGGACTTCACAAAGTCTTGCACCATGGGGATGTACTTGGCCACAGGCTTGCCATTGCCTTTGCCTTTGATCTGAACAATGCGGTGAGGTGGGTTTTTCATTGCAATCACATCTTTGCCCTCGGGCAAGTCAGCGGCATATCGACCTAATTCAGCACCATGCAAAGGTTCCGTCTCCACCGTCACATGCGGCTCACCCTTAGCGTCACGCAGGCTGAAGATGCGGCTGCGGCCTTCCATGACATCAGGGCAGTACCCGCCGACGCAATGGCCCATGGCGTCGCCTTCGTACTTGAGGGCTTCGCGAAGTTTTTCTTCTCCACCTTGTTTAATGGCTTGCTCCAAAACACCCGGACTTGGCTCAGTGCCTTCTGCTTTGTGTTTGGCCATAATTTGTTTGCCAAGATCAGATAGTGCCGCTTCACCTTTTGGCATAGCCAACTCGATCCACTTGTGGCCATCGTTGTATACCTTGTGGACTGGCATGCCCTCGGTGTTCTTGATCTGGGCCTCTCTCATTTTCTTGAGCTTGTCTTGGTCGTACTCATGGACACGACGCACGGCCTGCTCCATGCTGATCTTGCTCAGTTGCTCGGGACGGATGCGGCCCTCTGCTAGGTCTTCCTTGAGCACGTCCATGATGTGGTCAAAGCCAAGATCAGCAGCGTTGAAGCCGGGGCGATTGCCTGCGGTTTTGTGTATCTTGGTCTCAGGTGGCGCGTTCTTGATCCATGCGTCTTTCTCTGAGTAGAGGCCCGGCGCAAGGTGCATCATGTCTTGATGTTCTTGGGCGGTGTCGCGCTCGATCATGGAGTCGCTGCGGTTTTCCCATTGCTTGGCCAGATCGGACTTCCCGACTTGCCTGCCACTCAATGCCTCACGGGCCGACTCGCCTTTACGATTCCAGAAGCGGGGATCATCCACCACGGGGAAGTGACTGATGCCCTGCTCGGCCAGCTTGCGCACGGGGTCGGCCTCGGTGGCCATCTGCTTCTTGACGTAGTTGGTCAGGTTGCCTCGCACCCAGTTGTTGGCTGCCTCGTGGCGTGGGCGTTCTTTGAGGTATGCGTTGGCAACTTCATCCCCTTGTCGTGACCGAAGGTTGTTGACTCCAGTGTCATTGAGCACGGTGCGAGTCAAGGGGTCAAGAGCCTTCTCAACATTACCACCCAGCCAGTTGCCGCCCGTCTCTTTGATAATTTGGTTGCCCATGGGCTCATCGCCAAAGCTGGTGGCTTGGTTGATCCGCTGGGCTTTGCGACCAAACCCACCCCCATCGGCCATCTTCTGGGGCTTCTTCAGAGCCGCAAGATACTGAGCCCGCAAGCCTTCAGGCATGAGGAGTATGCGTTGCAACTCTTGCTGGTTCATCGTGGTGCTCCCATCTGAGGTTTCATGGCGTTCAGGGCTTGGCCGGGGCGGGTCAGGTTCAGCAGGTTGCTCATTGACGTGGGCTGCGGGCCTTGGGGCTGGACACCTTGGGGTAATCCCCCTTGTGGGGGTTTAGGCATGCCCATAGGGGCCGCGCCCATAGGTGGGGTGCCCTTGGGTGCGCCAAGCTGTGCCAGCGGGTTCTGAGGGCCGTCCTGAGGTATCTGCATGCCGGGGGGCTGGCCGGAAGGTTGTGGCATACCGCCGGGGCTGGGTGAGGGCATCAGTTGCTGGCCGGGCTGCACGGGGATCATGTCCACGCCACCGACGGGCAACTGGTCGGCAGTTTGTGGGCCGGGGCTGATGTAGTCCTTCACGTTCATGTCGGGGGCTTCCTCGACACCGACGTTGGCCAGATCGACGGCACCACCTTCGGCCTTGTGCATCATGACGTGGGCCAGCATCTCATCTTGGCTCGGGCCATTGTGGTAGCCCTGCTCTTGCGCCCAGTCGGAGTATGTCTTCTGGTGCTGGGGGTAGACCGTCTTGGTGTAGTCGTTGTACGCCTGCTTGCGCTTGGCCTGCTCTTCAAAGTAGGGGCGCATGGCCATGAGCTTGTGGATGTGCTCGGCCTTGACGTTGCCGCCTTCAGCATGGCCAAGCAGCTTTCGCATCATCTGCTCGTACTCGCCCATCTGGTTGATGTATTGCTCGTCAATAGGTTCGCGGATGATGTTCATTTTGGCCTGATTGAATGGGTTGACCTTCTTGCCCATGGCGGCGATCTCCGTCACGGCATTGTGGTGAGAGCGTGGTGCCAGTATTTTAAATGGCGTAGGGTACTTTGTCTTGCCAATCAACTCCGAGGGGATGTCGTGGCCATAGGTGGGGTGGCTGGAGATGGTGTCCTTCAGTTCCTTGCTGGGGTCGAACTTCAAGATGGCATGGCCACCAGCCCCTGTCTCAAGGTTGCGCAACTCGGGATGACTGATGGCATGCACTATGTCCTCCAGCTTCTGCTTGCCGCCGGGGAAGTATTTCTGGGTGCCCAGCAGGTTGATCAGCTTCTTGCGCATGCCCGAACTCATGGAGCCATGGAGCATGACCGCTGCCGGGTTCTCAAAGCCGGGGAAGTCCGGGTACGGGATGTCTGACTTGGCCGTGGTTGTTGTGACGTTGCGCATCAGGTGGTTCAGCATCTCCTGCTGCTCCTTGGGCGCTTCATGTGGGCGGTGGTACGTCAGCACGGCGTCGAGCATGTGCAGGGCATGGTTGAGCGACTCGGGCGACATCTTGTGGTAGTGGCCAAGCACTGCCCGGCTTGGGTCTTCTTCTGCCAGCCTCTTGGCCACATTGAACATGCCTGCGCTCGATGAGAGGTCGCTTGCCCATCCTGCCGGGCCACCGTAGGCGCCGTAGTCCTTACCGCCGTACAGTGGCACAGGGCGCTCTAGCTCTTCGCCGCCAATGCCATGGAGATACTCACCGGCCTTGGGCTCCTTGATGCCCTTGGTGGGTTTGGAGGGGACGAGGCCACCACGGCTGGGGTCGCCGGGCACCCCGATGGAGTAGGCGCCCTTGAAGCGCTCGAAGTCGATGGGGTCGATCTTGGCCTTCTTCTTGCCACGGATGTCCACATCAAGCCCAGCATTGCGGGCCATCTGCTGCTGGGTCATGCCCTGTGGGTTGTCCTGACCAGACACTTGGCGGGCGATGCGATCTGCCTCGGCAGTGATATCGGCTTTACTTAGGGGAGGGGCTGGCTTGTAGTGCAGAGGCTTGTCGGCCTTCCCCTTCTTGGTGAGTTCCGACTTCATCTGCTCGATGGATGGTTTAGTGGCCATGGGCACCTCAATGTGTAGACGCGATTATGCCAAGCATGCCTCAAGTGGGCAACCGCGATTTAATCGCGCTTACACGAAACTTACGAGGCGTAAGGGTTGGCCTTGCTGCGCTGATTATATTCTTCTGCGTCGTAGATGTCATCATCATCGAACGGGTCTTGCCGTGGGATGTCGATGCTGATCCAGCCCCCATCGCGCAGGTACCGCAGCCCTTGGCTGATGCAGTCAACGAACTCGTCGTGCTCGGTGCCTTCAGGGAAGCTGCATATCTGGCTGACCATGCCTTCGGCCCAGTCACGGACGAAGCCCTTGCGGTTGCCCGACTCAGGCACCCAGACACGCCCGGCCTTGATGATGTTGGCCACGATGGACAGGCGCTGTATCTTGTCGGCCTTGCCGGGGTTGTAGGCGTGGACGGGCAGGTCGGCCTGCTGCAAGTCTTGGATCAGGCTGATGCCTGCGGACTTGTCCTCCACCAGCAGGAGGTCAACGCGCTTCTTCTCCTTGCCCTCTCCGTACACCACCTCGAACTCGTCGATTACCTTGGGGCGCAGTTGGGGGTAGGTGAGGTGATCCACCCAGCAGTCCAGCACCATGACGCACATGCCACCATCCAATGGCTTGAACACGCCAAGGGTGATGGAGCCGGTCGGGTCGTTGTGGGTCTTGTCCGAGGTGGCGCAGTCGTAGGACTGGAGGATGAACTCCAGCTTGGGGAAGGGCTTGCCGTTGGGCCAGAGCCTGAACCACTCGCGCTTGACAATGCCGCCTTCCTCGGGGTCGATGATCTCGGCGTGAATCTCTTGGCGCCCGAGGTTGGTGCCCTCGTACTGGAGAATCTGCTTCTGGAAGGACGGGGCGAGGTTCTTGATGTTGCTGTAGGTGCTGGCACGGGTCACAACCACGTCGTCGCCCTCACGGCCCAGCAAGTCCATGATCAATGGCTTGGGCTTGGGCGTGGTGGTCACGATGCCCTTGGTGCGCTGGCCCAGACGGACAGAGAAGGCAATCATGTCCCATGCCTCTTGCAGGCGATCCCATGCGGCCAACTCGTCGGCCCAGAACCCATGCCACTGGGCGCCACGGAAGCGATCTGGCTCGGTGGCCGAGATGCCCTTGATCAGACTGCCATTGATCAGGCGTAGCTCGTGCAGGGTGCGGTTGTAGCCCTCTGGGGCGATCAGGCACTCAGGGATGACGGCCAGCAGCCCGGACTCACCCTCAAAGCATGTGCCCCTGATGTCCCCGCTCGTGGGGGCAGCCACCAGCCAGCGGGTGTTGGGTGTCTCCCAAGCCCACCCTGCCAGCGTCTCGGCGGCGCAGCGTGTCTTGCCAGCCCCACGGCCAGCCAGCATGAGCCAGATGCTCCACCACTCGCCGGGCGGCTCTACCTGATGCAGGAGCACCTGCTGGGTGTGCCACTTGTACTGCCAATTGAAGACAGCCTGCTCGATGGGGCTGAGGGTGCGGAACTCCTCTTGGAGCGCCACTACATCCTCAATGACGGCTTCAGCCCCCATAGGCCTCTGACTGGTTCTTGAGCTTGGCAGCCTTCAGCAACTCGCCAAAGACGTTGACGTGGTGCTCGACCACCATGGGCTTGTTGTCGTCCCCAACGTGCTCGGTGCGGGCCAGCTTGGGAATGTGGTATTCCACCACGGACTGGAATAGGTCGAACGCCTTGGCTGGGTTGGGTGGCACCACGAACACCTCGACGGCCTCCCCATCCTTGGTCACCTCCACTGCCTTGACTCCCTCAGCGACTTGGTCGAGCCACTCAGTGAGCCTGTGGGCGTTTCCATCGACAAATGAGGCTATGGCCTGTCGAGCGTCTTGCGTGGCCTTATTGGGGGTTCCTGCCGTCCTCCCGCCGTACTTCTTACCTGTGGGCATACTTAACTCCTACTAGATTTGACTACTATAGTCAGGCTCTCTTGTTGCCTAATTTAACACAAAGTTTGGGATCATGCCCATTCTGCGTCTGTGATCTCTTTGAGCTTCTGGATGTAGTGCAGGCACTTCTGTCCATCCTCTGGGCTGTCTGACTTCCTTCCTTGCCTGATGGAGTATTTGATGATGTTCCCCTTTAGGAAGCCTATGAACTCCTCCTGTGTGAGTAGGTGTTGCATTACCTCCCATGGTTGTACTTCGAGGGCTTGGTAGTGGTCTCCTCCCACTTGTCTGGTGTCGGCGGCGTCTTTCATGGCTTGCATTCCTTGTTCGTGGGGTTTGTTGCGCAGTTCTGGCGGGGTGGTGCGCTCTTGGCTCCGTTCCCATTCTGAGTATTGTTCCATAGTTACATCCTTTGGTTGGGGATACGGTTGCGGATTTCTGCGGCGATCTTTACCATCTCGGGCTCGCTGCTCAGGCTATCTGCCCATGCGTCTACGATCTTGGCACACTCCTCTCGCTCGATCAGGATGGCCTGCTTGGTGGTTTGGATGGCGATGGCCATGATCTCGGCCTTTGCCTCGGTGAGGGCGGCGTCGAACTCCTTTTGGGTGTACATGGGCATTACTTTGCCGTGGCCAAGGATTTGGCGGGCGAGGGGGCTTAGGTCGTTGGTCATTTCTTCATGGCTTTCTTGATGATGCTCTCGGCGGCGTTCTCGACGATTGTGAGCTTGAGTTGATGGGTGACGGTGGTGAAGGCATGGATTGTGGCCACGAGGCGCTCGGTGTCATCCTCAAAGAAGGACAGGGCTTCGGCGATCAAGTAGATGCCAGCGTTCATCCCCACGTTCATGGCGGTGACGACTCCATGCGCTTTCTCTACCTCCTGAAGGTGTATATGGCATATTTCCTCAAGGACGGTGGCCTCAGCGTGGATGATGGCGGCGTCGTCATCGGTTTGCTTCCGTGTCATTTTTTGCCTTTCTTTGAGTTGCGGTTGATCCAGCAGGGGTGGCATATCCACTTGGCACCAAGCTCGATGCCGCCTTCTGGGGGTTTCTTCTCTTCACACTTATTGCAGAGTTTGAATGGGTGCATGGGTCGGGTTTTGTCGGTTATTACGATTGGAGTCATTGGTGTAGCCTTCGGGGGGTGGGCAGTCTGCTGGTATGTCGGCGGCGCACCAGACTTCGCGCCATGGGCCTCGGCCTGAGCCAGAGCGGTGTATCCATCGGTCGATGTACACGTCTGGCATGGCCACGAGGGCTCGTTTGGTGTTGCTGGCGTCAAGCATGATGTACCGGGCCACCTCTAGGGTAGTCAGGCCATCCTCGTACTTGCGTAGGAGGTCACGGATTCGTTCTTGAGTTGGTTTTCTCATTTTGTTTTCTTTTATTCGCGGCCTTCATTCACTTCAGCCAATTTAAATATGGCATCAGCGATTCGATTAAGGGCATCAGCTATTTTTACTGAGTGCGCCTCAATGGCGCCCATGTTTGTAACCGCGCCGTTGTTACCTAGCAATTCTGCCGCACGCAAAATAGCGTTGGCAATTTCTGGTGTTTGATTGTTGTCTTCGTTCATTGTGCTTACTCCTATAAATTAAGCGTTCAACTCGTCCATAAAATTGCCATTGAGCCATTCATCCAATCGCGCATGAAGTTCAGCCCTGTTGCGCTCGCCAACTGTTTGGCCGTTGTCGGTCATCAGTGGATTCGTCAGCAAGTTGCCAAACCCATTGT